AGCAGGGTATTGGATCAGTCAGTTGATGAATCCAAAGACAAGTGCTAAGGATATTCTATTGGCACACGCTACAAAAGACACACAATTCTTCTACAATTTCGTTCTCGGGCTTCCTTATAAGGGCTCAGACGTGGTCGTAGATAGAGAAGTTATCGTATCAAATATCGTTTTGACTGATAATAAGCGTCTAGATGTGGCTATTGGTGTGGACAATGGGGTTGAAAAGCATTATGTAGTCGGCAATCAAGAGGGAATATTTGAAATGGGAGTGACAAAAGACTGGAAAGATATAGAAGATTTGAAGATAAAATACAAGGCTAAGATGGTTATTGATCTTAATCCGTATCCAAAAGAGCCAAAAAGATTGGCAAAGAAATATCCGGGTGAAGTATATTGTTCATTTTACAAGCAAGACAAGGATCAGCTCGGGACTGTTCAGTGGGGTAAGAAAGAACGCAGAGGTATGGTTTACTCTGATAGGAATAAAATCATACAGGAAGTTATTGATATGATAGTTGATGGTGGTGTAAACTATAATATGGTTGAATCAAGGTTAGAGGAATATATCACTCATTGGGATAATATGTATCAAGTCATTGAAGAGTCAGCTCTCGGTGTTCCACGAGCAGTATGGAAAACTGTTGAGAATAGACCTGATCATTTCGCTCACGCAACAGTGTATTGGATGTTAGCTATGATGAAAATAGGTGTTGGTGGGGTAGTTACTAATAAAGTTAAACCAATACAAGGCAAGAAATCATTTTATGTTAATGAGGATAATACAGTTAAAGCAACCGATATCGGAGCAGAAATCAAGTTCAAAGATGATACAGCAACAGATTGGAAACACTGCTAAATGTCCAGTCTGCAATAAATTACTATTCAAGTTTAATAAAATAATAGAGAACAATATAACGATTAAGTGTAGTAAGTGTAAGAGTTTACTGCTAATCTAGAGTACCAGAGTGCCATAGAGCACCAGAGAACCTAATAAATCCTGGTGCTTTTTATTTAAAAATACTATGCCAATAAATACAACAAGTACACCTCATTTTGAAAAACCAAAAGAAGGTGTAGAAGATACCAGTCCATCATTGGAATTAGATTTAAAAGATGATGAATTGATTAAAACAATAGATGCTTTGGTGAAAGAATCATCAGGCACAAAAGCTGATATGGACAAGCGTGGTCGTGAGAACGAGCTTTACTGGAAAGGTAACCAGTTAAACGAACAGAAGATGCGACCGCATCAGTCCAAGATAGTAGACAATAGATTGTTTATGTCGCTTGAAACCATTATTCCTATAATGACTTCAAGAACTCCTGAACCAACTATTCGTATGAAAGACGATCAGTTGAAAGAGGATACAAAGCAATTATTAATGAATATGTGGGAAGTACCCACTGATAAGTGTGACACTGAGGGGATGCAATATAATGTTGAGATGATATCACGTCACTGGGCAATATATCTTATTGGTATATTGAAGTATGAATATAACCCGGAGATTGATGATATTGAAACCACCTGGAAGAAACCAGACAAAATGATATTTGATAAGAACGCTAGAAAGTTTAGCGAGAGTAGATTTGTCGGTGAGTGGTGTGATTCAACAGCAGAAAAACTAATTGAGTTATTCCCGGACAAAAAAGATAAGATTGAAGCGAGTGTTGGTAAGAACAATCTAATGTCTGTTATTAAGTATATAGAGTTTTGGACACCGAAGTATGTGGTATATAAATACAACAACATACTTCTAAAGAAGATGAAGAATCCTAATTGGGACTATGGGGATATGAACGAGTCCGGAGAACCTATGTTCAATCTATATCCTGAAAAGAAGATGCCTTTTATTCCATTAACTGTATTTAATATCGGTAATACTGTATATGATGATACATCTTTAATGGAGCAAGGCAAAAGCATCCAAGATGGTGTTAATAAGAGAAAGAACCAAATCAATGACAATGCTAATGATAATGGCGTACTTGTTGGTAGTGGTGACTTTATAGAAAAGAAAACTCTTGAATCATATACTGGTGATCCGAATGAAAAGTTGTTCATAAAGAGTGGATCAGCCGCCGAAGCAGTCAATCGTATCCCACCAAAACAATTACCAGCGTTTGTATTCAGCGATCTACAAGATAGTAAGTCTGAAATTGATAATATATTTGGAGCTCATTCTACTACTAGAGGTGAACAGACTGGACAAAAGACACTTGGTGAGGCTAAGTTGTTAAAGTCTGGTGATCTAGGTCGTATTGATTTATTCAGTCGTGCATTGGATCGTGTGGCTCAAGAGTGGTACACTGCTATGTTGCATATGTACCTTATTTACAAAACTGAACCAGTTGAAGTAAATACTAATGACGAGGACAATACTTCAATTATATTTGATAGGAATAACTTCATTGATCCGGAAACTGGCAAGTTGGCTAGTATAAAGGTTAAGGTGAAACCTGGTAGTGCAATGAGTATTGATAAAGATACTCGCAGAGCAGAAGCTGTTCAACTAATGACTGCCGGTTTGATTGATCCAATATCTTTCTATGAGCGTATGGATTATGCCAACCCTAAAGAAATGGCTATGAAGTTATTTATTTGGCAGACAAATCCTATCGCATTATTCCCTGAAATGATGGAGGAACAGCAACAAGCACAAATAGAACAAACTGGTAATGTACCTTTACCAGAAGGAATTCAACTTAATTTACCTGGTGGTGGAGAAACGCCGCCTGTAACACAATAATATGCCAACAAAGAAAGTAGTTAAAAAGGTTAATACTGATGAAAAGAGAAAGAAAGTTTTGAAATCAGCTAAACCGAAAGGTCATAGTCACAAAGGTGGACACAATAAAAAGAAGAAATAATTTAACATAAATGGGTCGTAACCTTATAACGTAATATATGTTTGAAAATATACAAGCGGATGTGAAACTAGAAAGCACATCAGAGGAGGAGAAAACTCCTACAGAGTCGCTACCTGAAGATAAGAAACCAGCCGAAGTTAAATCGAACGTCAGTGAAGACGAAAAAACTCCAGATGAAACTAAAGTTGAGGGCGAGGAAGTTAAAAAAGAGGAAGAGCCTTTTCATAAGCATTCTCGTTTTAAGGAGTTGGTCAAGGAAAAGAACGAGTTGAAGTCAACACTGGCTGAAACTAAAACTCAAATTGACGAACTTCGACAGCAGATAGCTGACTCACAAGGTCAGAAGAAAGCTGAAGTACCAGAGTTTGAAAGCTTTGAAGATATAACAAAATATATCGCTGAGATGCCTAATAAAATTAAAGAACAAATCGTTGGTGATTTGGAGGCTAATAAAAAGGCAACAAAATCAGAGGAAAGTAAAGCTCAAGATATGGTCACTGAACAACTTAATGCTTTAAAGGATGATGGAAAGGAATTTAAAGAGGATGAACTTATCAAGTTTGCTCTTGAATATAAAATTACCGATCTATCAACTGCGTTAACTCTTATGGATAAGGTTAACAAAACATCTAAAGAAGCACTAACTAAGGGTGAACAGATTGGAAAGCGTAAGAAAGACTCTGGTCTTAAATCAACTCCTACTTCTAAAAAGGAAGCCGGAGTATATAATCCCGGACAATCTCTTGATGACATCATCGAAGAGGGCAAGAAGGGACTTAAATAATGTTTAACTAACGAATATGACATTCGACTCATACGTACAGTCTTTAACACAAGACAAAATCGTACCTAGTGTTGTTGATGGTGCATTTAACGGCAATGTTCTAACCGCTCGTTTACTTAAAAATGGTAAAAGATGGGATGGCGAAGCATTGAAACGACCAATGATGTATCAGAAGAATTCAGCACAAGGTTCATATAGTGGATTTGATACTTTATCAACAAACAAGATTAATACTAGAATAATTTCTAGTTTTGATCCTAGACAATACTACCAATCAGTAGTTCTATCTAATCTTGATCTAGCTGTTAATGCTACTCAATCAAGAGTTTTAGATCTATTAAAGGTAGAAATGGAGACAGCAAAAATGTCAATGGCTGACAGTATCGGTGGTTTATTCTACGGAGATGGTACTGGAAATAGCAACAAAGACTTCTTAGGTCTAGGTGCTGCTGTTGATGATGGAACTAACGTTGCTACTTATGGTACTCAAACTCGTTCTTCTTACAGTGCATTACAATCTAGTGTAACAACTGGTGTTGGAGCATTGACTATTAGTGCAATGGCTACTTCATACAATGCAGCTAAGGTTGGTACTGCTAAACCAACATTGATCGTTACTGACGAATCAGTTTGGACTTACTACGAATCTCTAGTACAACCACAAATCCGTGCTAACTACGATGTTGGTGGATATAAACAAGTTACATCAATGGGTATGGCAGAAAACAAATCAGCTCTTGGAGTTGGTGAAGTTGGCTTTGATGCTCTAATGTATCGTGGTGTACCTGTAGTTGCTGATGAAAAATGTACATCAGGCTTCATGTATATGCTTAATGAAGATTACCTTAAATGGTATGGTCTTAAACATCCACAACACGGAGAAGTTGAAATGAAGATCAACAATATCCAATCCGGTGCTTATGAAAATAAAGTACCTGTATATGGTTGTGCTTGGACTGGCTTAAAAGAACCTGTTAATCAAGACGCTGAAATAGGACAATTCCTATTATATGGAAATTTAGTTTGCTGGAGTCCTAGACACCAAGCAGTTCTAAAAGGAATTACATCATAAATTAGAACCCGGTCGTAATCCACAGTGAGATAAGATCGGTTAACTGGAAAAGAATATGAGTATAAATCACGAGAATTATAACCCAGCTTTGAAGTTAGATACAAAAACTACTCAAACCTGGACATCTGGTACAACCCACACTGTTACTGATGCAAAAGTTACAGCTAGAAGTTTCATCTTATTGATGGACTTAGCTGTTCCTACTGGTCATATAGCAGTTACAACAGTAACAGCTGGTAGTTTCATTGTTGAATCAAGTGATGATGAAACAGGACACACCTTTAAATACCTAATCTTTTAACTGTTGAATACTTCAAACCTTAAATCACATAATATAAAATTATGAGTCAATTAACTAAACCCTTATCACCCCAGGACATCTGGACAGAAAGTACTTCACAGAACCTTCCATTGGGGACTTGCGGTGAAGCTGTGAATGGTGATCTATATCGTTATGCAAAGTTCGGTGGATCAGCTACTGTTGCTGGGAATGTGTTACAATCTCCTGCCACAATTGCTAATCATTCATCAATGACACCTGCAGTTGCCGCTATTGGTGCAACCGAAGTTACTGTTACTTTAGGTGCAACTGCTGCTACTGCTAATCAGTATGCAGAAGGTTACCTAGTAACTTCAAGCACACCTGGTCACGGATACGCACTAAAGATTAAAAGTCATCCTGCTGCTGATGCTTCAGCAACATTGGTATTAACTCTTGAAGATCCTTTGATAATTGCTATCACTGCTTCTACAACTGTTGATATGGTACTTAATCCTTTTGCTGGTGTTATCCAAAGTCCTACAACTGAAACTGGAGCTCCTGTTGGAGTAGCTTTGTATGTAGGTACTGCTGCTAGTTTTGGATGGATCAAAACTAGAGGTATTGCTGGTGTATTGTGTCAAGGCACAATCGCAGTTGGTGAAACCGCTGTTGTAAGCAACGGAACTGCTGGTGCAGTAGAAGCCGGTGCTGACGCAACTGATGCTCAACCACTAGTTGGTAGAGCTGTTTCAGCTGGTGCAGATACACAAAATTTCGGATTACTATTGTCTATAGACTAGAATCGTTAATCTCTCTCACTCCGGTGGGAGAGATAATAGGATGCTAATCTAGCAGCTCATCCCTGCAAAAAACATAATGATATGGATTCATTTGTTAGTTTTCATAACCCACTAAAAGAGGATTTCACCTTTAGGTGGGATAAGAAACCATACACCATCCCTGCTGGGGATACGATACCTTTAGAGCCTTACTTAGCAAAACACGGCTCAAAACATCTAGTTGATTATATAATTCTCCATCCTAAAACTTGGGCAGAGGTAGGAATTGAAAGAACTACGTCTGATCTTGGACAGGGTAGAGACGAATTATTTGATAAAATACTAGATACTGCAAAAATAACTATGGTTACAAAAAAAGTTGATGTACCTGTAGCAAAAGTATCAGAAGATAAACCAGTTAAGGAAAAAGAAAAAGAATTTGAAGATTTAAACAAGTCTTAGCTAACTTATTAAGTAAATAAAAATATGGCTGACGAAGTATTAAAAATAGACGCCAATGGGAGACATGGTTCTAGTGCTATAACAAGTACTGGTGAAGAACTGCGAAACCTAAGGGTAGACGACACCACTGGTCGTTTGCTTGTGGACAACACGGGCGATGTCAACGTAGATGCTACATCTATTGACACAAGTGGTTATATAGGTAAAGCAAGTGGTACTAATGCAGATTTTACTACTGCATATACTTCTGGTACAACTCTAACTTTAAGTAGTTTACCAAGTGATATTACAGCTTTTGTAGCTGATGATATTGCGACTGTTGTTCAAATCGCAACCGATGGATCAGTTACAGCGACTTATACTCGTGATGATTCAATTATGACTATGAGTGGTGATGTATTAACTGTATCAAGTGCAACGTTCGCTGCAAGTGATACTTTTGTAGTATATACAAATGTTGCAAGACCAAGCGCAGGACAAAGTTTCACAACAGCAACTTCTTCAGACAGAGTAGAAGAGATTGACCCAGTTTCAGAACACTACGCAGAAGAAGAATTAATTGACGACACTAACGTTGCAGCAGCAACCAACTATTACCCATCTAGTGATGGTAAGGTTTTAGGTGCAATGAATTTAGTAAGTATCCAAGGTATGATAAGTGGTGGTGTAACAACTACTGTTGAGGCTACTTGGGATGATGCAGCTAGTCCAGATTGGGTTG